CGTGATGTACACCGTTGGCAGCCAACTCATTCGCACCGGGCAGGCGGAAACTACGCCCGATATTCACCTTTACCAGATGCTTGTCGGAGGGAGTCCATACCAATCCCAGAGAAAGAGAATAATCACCATAGTGTTTTTTCACCTGGTGACTGTTCCACTTATAAAGGTCTATCTGTTCCTGGGTATATCCCTGTTTTTGAAGATAATCGGCAAGGTAAACATCTTCATGCGAAGAAATATTTATGTATCCGTAGTCATACCGAGCTCCTCCGCTGACGGAGAGCACATTGTTAGGTCTGTACGTTGTAAGCCAGAGCATTCCGGTGGTGGAACGGTGATATTCGGGCAATAAAAACGAATAGCCGGCAATGTCATTCCGTTGATGCTGTCCATCCCACCCCAATGTATGTTCCCATGAAGAAGATCCGATAAAACGAGCTTTCACTGAAGCACTGAAGGTGTTCAGATTAAATGCGAGTTCTTTGTCGGGGTCTTTCTCTGGTGCGGGTTGCGAGCCATAGTGAGTATGGAAAGCACTCCATTCTTCACGGTGATTGTTCTGGAAACCCAAATCACCTGACAAGATCAGTTTCTCCCACGCATATTGCTGATGGATGGTCACCTTCAGGTGATTCACTTTGCTATAAGGCAATTCGATATTACGGCTATCTCCATCATCTTCCACACGGGACGCATCGGGTATGCCATGCGCTCCGGGGAAGAAACCTGTCTTTTGATAGACATTACTCACGGAGAAATTCGCTCTATATGCCCTTCGCTGATATTGGGTAAAGAGTCCGATATTGCGTTCAATGCCTGCTGTATTCTTCAGTTTACGCCCATAGATGGGGATTCTCTGTGTCAGGTAGACAATAGAATCCGTAGGAATATGATAGTCGCCGAAGTGCTGTTCCGAATAACGAATGTGAGAGTACCAGGCATTTTTTTTGATTCCCAGCATCAGTGATCCTCCGACGGTTCCATTGACTGATTTACCAAGCAGTGTGACATCTCCAAACACCCGATTATCCACAGGCACGGCCGGTGGAACAACATCTATCACTCCTCCCATCGCATCACTGCCATAAAGCAATGAGGAGGGGCCTTTCAAAACATTGACCGCTCCTATATTGAAGGCATCCAATTCTAAACCGTGATCGGCTCCCCATTGTTGTCCTTCCTGCTTGATTCCGTTTTCCAATACAGCAATCCGGTTGAATCCCATTCCGCGAATCATCGGTTTGGAAAATCCCGAACCGATATCCATTGCCTGCACTCCGGGAATGTTCTCCATCGCTTGCATGAAGTTTCCTGTAAAATGTTTGCGCAGAAAATCCTGATCTGCTATATCAACCGTAAGGGCAGACTTTTTCACTTGACGCTGCTGGTACGTTTCGGTCACCACAACATCAGGCAAAAGCATACTCTTGATTGAATCGGATTTCTGTGCATGGACGGATAAGGTTATAAATACCCCTATTACGCCCGAAATAATTCCGATACGCATCAATTACAATCTTTTATATAATGTGCAAAATGAATAGGAGGACAGATTGAAGGTCAATCTATCTCCTTTGAAAATATGATTATGTAATCAAGCAACGGGAGGTCCGCGTAAATGATGCGAATAAGTTCGTTTGCAAACAACCTTATCCTGATAAATAACCGGCTCGTATGGGACGAGCGTCAATGTACAATGAAATTCTACCGGTTGAGGTTCCGTAAAAAGAGAAAGGGAGTATTTACATATCGCACAATCATCAGAAGGATTATGGGAATGTTTTGCATGGGAACATGATGTCTCATCTTCACTTCCATGATAGTGAAAGGTTTTCACCACAAAGAAAGGAATGAATGTCATCAACAACACCCACGCTATATATACCTTTATGTTTCTCTTTTGATACATTCTCCCTCTATTGATAATATAGAATAGCGAGGACAAATATAGATGTATGAAAGAGAAGGTGCAAATTATCAGGCTTAATATGTGTTATCGTGAACGATCAAAAAGAATCAATAACACACCCTATTCGATTTTAATCTCTTTCAATGCCAAAATGGAGATATACACAACTATGCCAATAGAATATTACGCATTATTTTATCAGGAAAAGCCATATAATATTTATCTTTTAAAGTTATCACTCCATAAAAGAATAAAATAATAGGATAAAATCTTATATCAAAAACGTTCTGTTTATCAAGTTTCTTTGAAAGGTCGGCTACATTATAAGGCAACTCATCATCAATAATCAATGCATCCAACATCGCTTTCGCGTTATCCAGTGAAAGGGTAAGCCGACGAATCCAATTAATATCGGTACGTAGATTTTCATCCACCAGTTCGTCGGGAATACTACCAGCATTGGCCGCAAACTTCTTGAAGAAATAAGTCAGGATAGTAGCATTGAACAACCGATCACCATTGGGACGGAAACGATAACCATCGTAGTTGCTCACAATTAGCTGCCAGATTTCATCGAAACGTTCCTGTCCTGTGGAGTATTTGTCAAGTACATAACGCAAGTATGTCTCTGTCTCTTCGTATGTAAACCCGAGCATATTCAGAAAATTAGGTTCAAGAGTCAATATCTCTGCTATGTTATATCCACTGGTCAAATCATCCATCGTAGCAGGTAATACACCTGTACAGAAACAGGTACGGATACTCCCCTCACCTATTCCGGCTTTTATCACTTTAAAGAAAGTACGCAAAAAACTGTCATTCGTCGTCACTTCCTCATAAAGCGGATCGTTGTATGCTGTAAGCAACTGATTAGTGAAGTTATCATATTCATCAATCAATAGATAAACTTTTGGAAATTCATGAGAACGGGCATAATTAAGAACTTCTTCCAACATTTTGGAAGCGTCTCCCCGAGTAGTAAACTGAAAATCACCGAACAAATCTCTGTTATGCTCTACCATCACATCTACCGAGCCACAGTTCAAATCATTAAAGTTTTGAGCCAACCCTTTAATAGTATCCGCCATTACCATTTTCGAAAAATCGTAGCGAATAATCATATAACTGTTATGCTCTTTTGTCGGATGGTTACCTATCCAGGTTCCCCCAAACAGTTCTTCAAACCGATGCGCTTTTGTACGGTCATAATAGCAAGCTAATGTAGAAACCAACAAACTTTTTCCAAAACGACGGGGACGGAGAAATACAGGAGCATTATAATCCTCTAATTTAGGAATATAATCAGTCTTATCAACATAATAAAAACCACGTTCACGCAAATCTATGAAATCCGCTACTGCATAAGGAATAGTTATTCTTGCCATAATCTTACTATTTTCTCTATATACAAACAAAGGTACAAAATTGTTAGCAAAAAGTAAATCCGGAAAAACGAAACGTGCCACTTTACAAAAACGACGCGTTTCAAAAAGTACAAAAACGACGCGTACCAGAAAAACGGTGAGCCCGGTCCTGTCCTGCATGACCAAAGCCCACCGTTTCCTTTTCGTTTGAACACCCTTTGAACGGTTTTAAAATATCATTCAAAAGCCATTGCCGGTTCAAAACAATTTACTATCTTCATACAGTATCAGGCTGCCACACTTGTCACCTCATCCGGTACCGTATATAGCATCATGTCCGTGTATCTGGCGTTATAGTTCACGCTTGCATTGAATTCCACCTTTCTGCATCTCCCGAACGGGTTGCCGAGAAACGGGTTCCGGCCCATCCAGTCGCACAGTTCCAGGATGGAAGACTTGTTCGAGGTGAAGTACACGAACGCATGCCCTTTCAGCACGTTCAACACGTCCAGATAGTCGGCCAGGCGCCAGTACATTTTGTAGGTTCCCACCTCGGTGGAAAGGTACGGCGGATCAACCAGGAACACCACGCCCGGAACATCCTTGTAACGTTTGAACACTTCCTTGTAGTCCTCACTGGTCACGGTAAGCCCTTCCAGGTAATCTTTCGACTCGGGGTAATCTGTCTGCCGAATAGTATTATAGAGCGTCTCTTTTCTCATATCTTCCAGGCTGAGCACGTATTTCATAGCAAACAGCAGTGACGAGGATAACGTGATATAATCCACATATCCATACTCCTTCTCTTCTTTTTCAAGACGCTCCAGCACCTTCTCACGGGCCTCACCGGTTATACGTTTATTTCTTGGAACTCCTGCCACTATCTGTCGCAAATCGGACAACAGCGCGTTGGTGGCCGGGATATTCGCAAGCCTTTGGCGGTAGTTGTCGAAATCGTTATATACAACTACGGCATCGGGCCTGACACATTTGGTGATATGTGACAGCAGGCCCGAACCGCCAAACAGGTCCACAAACACGGTGCTGTTCGGGAACTGTCCCAACACCTTGATAAATTCCTTCGCAAACATGCGTTTCTGCCCCATAAAAGGTAGCGGGGCGGACAAATACATCTTTCTCATTTCATCTGCTTTAAAAACGGCCGCAAAGGTCACGAGAATCGGTGAAAGAGAGCGGGAAGTATGAACACTTCCCGCTGCATGGCACATACAGCGGTTACACGTTCAATTCGAAACGGACCGTCTCGTCACCGGCAATCAAAGCACGGGTACCGGGAATGTTGTTCTCGTAGATATGCACGTTGCCCAGGTTCAGGGTGATCGACTTCAGGGGAAGTTCTATCTGCCGGGCCATCAGGTACAGGTGGTAAATGTCGGAAGGCAGTCCGAGGTTCGCATCGCTGCTGCGCTGGTAGGCGGACAGCACCAGTTCCCCGTCATCCAGCTGGAACTGCACCAGACTCAGGCAGGGTGCCTGGTTGCTTTCCGCACCGGTCTCACCCAGAAAAAGCACGTAGTTCTTGCTGCTGCGTTTCTCCCGGTTGATTTTCGCTATCAACGGCGGTAGCTTCTCGAAATAGGTCGGATAACTGTTCACCAGGATGGAACCGCAGTAATCCCACCAGTTGATGCCGGCCTCCCGGTACTTCTCCACGTTACGTTCCCCCTGCATGAACAGCTGGAGCTCGCTGCGGAGTTTCTTGCGGGCGATATTATGCCCCTCGAATATGTCAAGCAGGTCTGCCGGTGTCAGCGACAGCCGCTCGTTCAGAAGGTACTGTATATTCCCCTTCCTGTTGGTCTGTGTCTTTCCCGTGGCAAGAATCTTGTCCAGAATACGGTAATACTTGTTCATAGCCTTTTCCTCCTAAAATTTGAACGTCCTAAAGATAACAGGAAAAAGCCGCGTAAAACGCGCAAAACGGCCTGTTCACACTGCAGGCGTCTTGCAGTCGCTCCGGAAACGTTTCACCAGCGCGTACACCTTGCGCTCGCTTACCGAATACTTCTCGGAGAGCACGGCCACGGCATACGAGACCTTCTCACCCTGTTCCATCAGGCGGGTATAATCCGAATACAGGTCAATATACCGGGCGTCCTCCAACCTGATCCCGGCAGCCTGGAGCCTTTTTAAAAGCTCACGGTTAAAGTTTAGTATCTCAATCACTTTCATTTCCAATCATTTTTAGTACATTTGCATCGCCAATCATTTTTTAGACAACAAAAATAGCTCCACAGTGCGACAGAGGGCATTGCCCCCGGTCGTGCGCTGTGGAGCGTATTGTTTATAAAAGTGATTGGCGTTACTTTATATAACAGGCCGGGGGCTTTTTTCTTATCCTCCCCCGAAGGATTTATTCCACCCGGTACTTCTCCGGATCAAAAGCGTCTTTCTTTTTCCAGCCGTCAGCCAGTGTATCCTGGATGTGCTTCATGGCTTTCGTATAGAAGTCCGTCAGTTCCTCCAGTTTCCCGAACGTCCGGTACCGGGGCTCCTCATCCGTCCCGAACTTGAACGTCACCGGAAGCGTCGCGCCGCCGTTCTGCACGGCAAGGTCGTGGGCCGCCTTATAGTTGAACTGGTTCTCACTTGACAGCCACACCGGCATACCCTCGTAAACGAAGCCGGAAAGTATCTCCCGGTCGATCTGTTCGTTGTACCAGCCCAGGATAACGCTTCTTATTATCTCACCGGAGGGCTTCCCTAAAAAGTTCTCCTCCATATAGTCGGCAGAACCGTCCTCCCTTTCCCGCACGTCCCAACGGACGCGCCACGTGTTCTTCACCGGGTTCACGCATTCCAGCAGCTTCACCCCGGCTGTTCCTTCAACTCGTTTCATGTAAATACGTATTTGGTTCGACCTTTCCCAAAGGTTTCCGTCTTGATGGTTGTTTCAAAAGGAAAGCCGTCGGGCATCTCTTTCACTTGCGAGAGGATGTTCTTCATCTCCTCGCTGTTGGTGAAGAACTTCTTCGGCTCACCGTTCATCTCGATGGCCACGATACAGCGGTCTTCTCCCTGCTCGGTCTTGATGCCCGTCTCGAAGTCCTTCACTACAATCGGTAAGTTTACCAGTTCCCGGATGCTTACCACCACCCCGGGAAATCGCTTTTTGCCGTCTTCGGGCTTATAAGCGACGTTCAAGTCTTTAAATGATCTCATGTCTTTGCCTGTTAATTTTTTAAACAACGTATGACAGTCGGCGTGCTTGGCCATCCCGTAGAACGACGCTATCAGCTCACGCCTCCTCCTTCTCGATTTTACCTCGTGCATTTTTCGGGCGAACTTCTGCTTGATGCGCTTGCGAAGGCGGACATGGTCCGCACCGAAAGTCACATACCCCAGAAAGTCGATGCCCTCGCCCGGCGGGAACACGCGCTCGTTCCCCTTCACCAGGAGACCGGCACACTCCATGCGCCCGTGGACGGCATCACGAATCTTCCACAGTTCCGCTTTCGTTTTACCCAGTACGACGCCGTCATCACAATAGCGGTAGAAATGACGCACGGCATACCTGTCCTTCAGATAATGGTCCAGATACACAGACAAAAGCAAATTGCCCAGCCCCTGCGAGCTGCGCAGGCCGATACTCAGACCTTCAGGCATCAGGCGGATAAAGCTCTCCAGCATGGTCACGAGCTTTGCGTCCTTGAACACCCGGCTGACGCAATACATCACAAAATCCTGCTTCACGCTCTCGTAGAATTTGGTGATGTCAAACTTGTAACAGTAACGTGTACCATCAGGGTCTTCGGCCATGTCACGGCGGACATACGCCAGGAGGTCGTGCATCCCCCGTCTCTTGATACTGGCGGAGGTGGTACGGATGAAACGTTTCCGCAGATGGCGGTCCACCACCGCCATGATGGCATGCACGGCGATGCGGTCCTTCATCGGGATCACCTGAATGCGGCGTAGCTTGCCGCCCTCGATGATCTCGCGTTCACGGTAGTCCTTCACGCGGAAAGTACCGGATGCGATCTGCGCGACCAGCTCCTCCAACACCTCGGGCTTATGCGCGAGCAGATAGCACCCCTGGCGGCTGCGTTTACGCTTGCTGCCGCGAAGGACCTGCCGGAAGGAAGCCTCCATGTTGGAAGGCTCCACGATCTCCTCGATGATATACCCAACCCTGCGCATAAATTACTGTTTATTGCTTTTAATACGGGGCCTTCAATCCCCCGGGCCCGGCTTCTTCGAACCGTTTCCGGCCTACCAAACCCTACCCGACACTTTATTTTTCAGTTTTCCGGCCCTTACGGACCGCTGTTACTGCGGCTTGCCCCCCTCGGCACCACGGTGGGGACAAGTCCCCG